CGTCAGCTCGATATCAAACCACTGCTTGGCGAATTGGATGATGTAACTGCGGAAGATCTCGGATTGCGATCGGCTGGCAGACAGGAAAACCTGGTTGTCACCGCTCAGCACGGCGTCCATGAACGCTTCGCCGGCGAAGTAGTACGTCAGGCCTACCTGTCGGCTTTTGAGGATGTTCCGGATACGGCGGGTCAGCGGGTTCTGTTTCGCCTCGAACAGTTCTTTCTGGTAGCCGTACATTTTCGAGATGAACTTATCCAGGAAGTCCACTTCGGTCAGGCCGCTGATGTCGTTCTTTGTCTTCTTTTCGCGCTTCTTGCCGCCGCTCTCGCCACGCTCACGGCGTTGACCAGGCTGACGTTCGCGAGGTTCGTCCGGACGATCTGTTGCCGCCGCCTGCGCAGGTTTGGCCGCAAGCTTTTTCAGTCGCTCAAGCAGGCTTGTCAGCCGCTCCAGCTCGTCCAGTTCGGCTTTCGTCAGCGGTTCTATCTTCTCCAGAATCAAGGTGATCCGTCGGTTGACGGCGCTCAACGGTTCTTCATCCGTAAGCATCTCGTCCCAGCCGCCTTGGCGAATCCAGTAGTAGACGATACGAATGTTTGGCAGCTTCAAATGCGCCTGGATTTCCTTCACCGAACAGCGGCGCAGGTAGAGGCGTTTTGCGGCTTCTTTCACTTCGGTCGGGTAGTTCATGGGCCGCAGTCTATGCGGCGAAAACGCCGGAAACGCGGGGTTAAATCCCATCATTCGCCTATATCCGGAAAATAGGAGAACGCCGAAAACCAACCGTTTGTTTGGGGCAAAACGGCTCCCTATCGTGGCGGCTCATTCAACGATTGAGCGCAGTCATTCACATGCCCCGTTCCCTTGTCTCCTACTGGAAACGTGTTGCCACCAGCGGCCCGACCGTTGATGGCCGCGAGATCCTGCCCCAGGAACTGCGCGACATCGCCGAGACCTACACACCTGCCAAGTACACGGCGGTGATCTGGTGCGACCACGAACGCTGGCCAGGCTCGCACGGCACCGTATTCGCCGTGCGTTTGGTTGAAGAGGGCGAGGATCTGGAGCCTGGCCAAATCGCGCTGGAAGCTCAGCTGAAACCGAATGATCGCCTTCTGTACCTCAACGACCAGGGCCAGAAGCTGTTCAGCAGCATTGAAATCACCCCGAATTTCGCCGGCAGTGGAAAGGCCTATCTGACTGGCCTGGCGGTGACTGATTCGCCGGCGAGTCTTGGCACGCAAGAGCTGTATTTCACCAATCGCACCAGCCGCGCCGCGTACTACGCCGCCTCGCAAGAACTCGGCCCCCTGCGCGAAAGCGAGACGCAGGGCGAGATCGGGCGCCTTGCCGCCATGTTCACCCGCCTGTTCAAGCGTTTCGGCATTGAAGACACGCCCACCGAAACCACCCCGCAAACCCCAACCGAGAGCAAACCCCCAATGGATGAAGCTACCGCAACGGCTTTGAAAGCCCTGCTGGCCCAGCTGCTGGTCGTCGCTGCCGGCATTCAGGCCGTGATTGAGCCTGCTGCCGAAGACGCGCCAGAACCCGATCAAGCCCCGATCGATGACGTCAGCGCGGCAGTCGACGAGATCGTCACCACCGCCGAAGAAGAACGCGAATTCAAGCGTAACGGTGGTGGCAATAAGGCTGTGCTGGCTGCGTTGGCCGGCCTGCAGAAGCAATTCACTGCGCTGCAGAACACACCGACCGGACGTCAGTTGCCGCGCAATTCCGGCCCGACTGACAAAACCAAAGCGCGGGTGCTCTGACCATGGCCCGTTCCCTGAGCGCCTACGGCGCCAAGATGTACGCCGAAATGCAGCTGGCGATCGCCGAGACCTACGGTGTCGAGCTGTCCAGCAAGATGTTTTCCGTTGAACCGTCGATCGCCCAGGAGCTGAACGACGCCATTACCGCCAAAGCGGACTTCCTGCAGCGCATCAACGTCATTCCGGTGACCGAGATCAAGGGCGAGAAGGTGTTTATTGGCGTGTCTGGCCCGGTGACTGGCCGCACCAACACCAAGACCACCGATCGCGTGGCGAAAGACGCCTCGGCGCTGGAGAACAGCACCTATGAGCTGTCGTCGACCGAATCGGACGTGGGTCTGCCCTATGCGAAGATCGATGCCTGGGCCAAGTTCCCGGACTTCCATCAACGCTACTCCGCCGCCGTGCAGAAACAGATCGCACTGGATCGCATCATGGTCGGTTTCCATGGTGTGAAAGCGGCTGCGCAGACCGACATCGAAGCCTATCCGATGCTGCAGGACGTGAACAAAGGCTGGCTGCAGCAGCTGCGTGAACAGGCGCCGCAGCAGGTACTCAAGGAAGGAAAAACACCCGGCAAGGTCACCATGGGGCCGGGCGGTGACTACGAGAACCTCGATGGCCTGGTGCATGACACCAAGCAAATGGTGGACGAGCGTCTGCGCGACGGCGGCGACCTGGTGGCGATCATCGGCACCGACCTGCTGGCTGCTGACAAGGCGAAGCTGTACGCCAAACAGGGCGACACCCCGACCGAAAAAGAGCGCATCGAGGACGCCCAGGTGATCGCCACCTACGGTGGTCTGCCGAGCTTTAGCGTGCCGTTCTTCCCGGTCAACGGCGTGCTGGTCACCAGTTGGGACAACCTGTCGATTTACTTCCAGGACTCCAGCTGGCGCAAGCAAACCGTGGACAACCCGAAACGTTCCCGCGTCGAGGATTACAACAGCCGCAACGAGGGCTACGTGATCGAGCAGCTGGAAAAAATCGCGCTGACCGAAAACGTGGAGCTGGTGAAGTGAGCCTGGCCCTTGCCCACAAGCGCCGCATTTTGGCGCAGGGAACCGCTGCAGTGATCGCTGCTGCAGCGGCACCGCTGGCGTATTCGCCGGCGGAAGCCCTGAGCAGTCCGGCCAACGCGAAAAAGCACCTGCTGCTGATGGAAGCCTCGCTGGATGAAGACCTGAAGCGCTTGAGCGATTTGAAGAACTTGGCGAGCAAACAAACGCTTAAGCGAACTGAGTTGCTGCCCAAGTACCAGGACTTCATCCAGCGCTACATGGATTCGGGCCTTGTGATGCCGAACCGCGTATTGGTGCAGGTAATGATCTGGCTGTTCGACACCGAGCAATTCGAAGACGGCCTGGAACTGGCGGACTTCGCGATCGAGCAGGGCCAGGAGATGCCGGAGCGCTTCAAGCGCGACGTGCAGACCTTTGTCGCGGATGCAGTGATCGACTGGGCCTACGCCGAATACAACGCCCAGCGCAGCCCGGAACCGTACCTGTCCGATCTGCTGCCGCGTGTTGACGGTGAGTGGAATCTGCCCGAGCAGATCCCGAGCAAGTACCACAAGTTGATCGGCATGCGCGCCATGGAAGCCGAGCAGTGGGAAACCGCGCTCAAGCATCTTGAACGCTCTACCGAGCTGCACGCGAAAGCCGGCAACGAAACGCGTATTGCGAAATGCCGCAAGGCAATCGCCAAACAAGCACCCGCCACCAACGGCGCCCAATAACCGACTACCCCCCCCAGCGGGGAACTGTGGACGTGTGTCTGCCATTCATGGCCAGCCCCACGAAAAACAGTCTCCCCGCCCTATTTGAGCGGTCAGCAATGAGCTTTTCCGGGAAACCCACCACCATCGTGGAACAGGCGATCGAGAACGACGGCTTCTGGCCGAACCTCTCCGTGGCCGAGTTCCAGAAGGGCTACCGCCTGCCGGCGGAGTTCCTGGGCGACCTGCTGACCGATGCTTTGTTTATCGCTATGGCCGAGGTCAATACCGACCTGGCCAAGCTCAAAGCCAGCTGGCTGGCAGCAGGCATCGTTACCGTGGAAACAGCCGATCCGATACCGCTGCCCGAGCGTGCATTGAAAACCAAGCTGTACAAGCGCGCCGTGTATTGCCGCGCCAAGGCCAGCGCCCTGCAGCAGTTCCCCACCGTGACCCGTCGCGAGAGCGCCGAGAACACCGGCAAGGAAGCGCCGGAGCGTGAGGACACGTTTCTGGCATTCAGTCAGCAGGCTGTGCGCGCCCTGCAGGGCCGTGGCCGCATCACGGCGAAGTTGCTATGACCAAGCTGCAGGCACTGACTGCCTACCTACTCGAACGCCGCCTGGTCGAGCCTGAACAGCTCGACAGCTGGACGGAGCAGGTCAAGTTGTCGCTGATCTGGAAACCCGATGTCGACGGCATGCACTTTGCCGACATGCACTATCGCGCCGTGATTGTCCTGGAGCGTTTCGCCGCCAATCCGGCCCGCATGATGGCCCTGGTGGGCAGTTGGCTGGAGAACCACGACGCCGATCGCGACCGCCACGAGCTGCCGGCGCCGGAGTTCGCCGTGGAGCCACTGGACAACGATCTGTTCGACGTTGAAGTCACGCTGGAATTCGTCGAGCCGCAGTATCTCTCCGAAGATCCGGACGGCGAGATCCAGGCCTTCGGCAAGACCTGGGCGTTCCTCCCGTTTGACCTATGGATCGCTGAGCGCGGCGAGGTGGCCACCAATGGCGGGGCGTAGCACGTTCGAACTCGACGTGCGCGGTCGCCTGGGCGTGCGCGAGCAACTGGCGTTGCTGGCTTTGCCGCCGCAGCTGCGCCGGCGATTACTGAATCAGGTGACCAAGCGTGTGCGGACGATGAGCCGCAAGCGTCAGCGCGCCCAGCAGAACCTGGACGGCTCGGCGTTCGCCCCGCGCCAGGGCGAAGGCAAGGGCAAAAAGAAGATGGAAGCCGGCCTGGCCAAGCTGATGGTGGTCACCCGGCTGACGGCTAAAGA